AGAAGGTCATCACGATTGATGATCTGCTGCTGTCGTCTGTGTTCATCGCGAACATTGATGAGGCCATGAACCACTACGATGTGCGTTCGATCTACTCGATGGAAGTGGGCCGCGCCCTCGCCAAGCAGTACGACAAGAACGTGCTTCAGGTCATGGCCCTGGCGGCTCGCGCCTCCGCGACCATCACTGGCGGCAACGGTGGCTCGCAGCTAACCAACGCCTCCTACGGCACCGATGGTGCGATCCTGGCGGCTGGCCTCTTCGAGGCGAACCAGAAGCTCGATGAGAAGGATGCCCCCGACAACGACCGCTATGCCCTTGTCAAGCCCGCCCAGTACTACCTGCTGGTCAAGACGACCGATGTCCTGAACCGCGATTGGGGTGGCTCGGGTTCGTATGCTGAGGGTCAGGTCCTGAAGATTGCTGGTCTGCACATCGTGAAGACCAACCACCTTCCCTCCTCGAACATCGCGACCGGCCCGTCTGCCTATCAGGGCAACTTCACGAACACCAAGGGTATCGTGATCCAGAAGGGCGCTGTCGGTACTGTCAAGCTGCTCGACCTCGCGACTGAGAGCGAGTACGACATCCGTCGTCAGGGCACCCTGATCGTGTCGAAGTATGCCGTGGGCCATGGCATTCTGCGTCCCGAGTGCGCTGTTGAGCTGATCACCTCGTGATCCTGAGGGGCCCCTTCGGGGGCCCCATTAACCACTGAGGAGACACTCATGGCAAAACTCACTGACTATCACATCCGCGGTCTGGCCGACAGCGGTGGCTCGCCGGGCTCCACCATTGCCACTGAGGCGGTGGAGCTTCACGACGACGGCTCGGTCTACTACACGCGCCCCAATGGTATGAAGGTCCGCCTTCAGGGGTCCACTGTTCGCAAACTGCTTGAGGACATTCTCAACATCCACCTTGTGGGTGACGAGGATACGACCTCTTCGAGCTAACCTGAGGAGGTTCCAATGCCCCACCCGTATGGTTCTCGGACCCTATACGTTCCTGCTCAGTCCATCTACGATGCCGGCACTGCCAACATCATGGACAAGGTAGCAGCCAGCGGCCGCTTCCTGGCCGACGCTTCTGCCGACGAGTATGTGGACGTTGATGTCCAGCTCCCGTTCGACATCCTTGATGGTGTCGTTGACAACTCCCTGAAGTTCACCATCCAGCCCCGCATCGTCTGGAACAAGTCCACCGATGCTGACGGCGACGTTGTGCTGAATGTCGGCTACTACCACCATGCTATTGATGGCGTCGAGGACTCTTCGCTGAGCACCCCCGAGTCTATCACCTATGACGGCAGCGTAGATGACGACATGAAGCTGCGCCGGACTTCGTTCACCGCGATTGAGTTTGCTCAGTCCGCCGTTGCTGCTGGCGACATCCTCACGTTCCGCTTCACTCGGGACGCGGATAACGCCGCCGACACCTATGCGGCTGACGTTGAGGTGTTCGGGTTCGAGTTCGAGATCCGCACCATCTAACCAGAACCCAACCAACCTTCGGGGAGGTCCTCGACCTGAGGGCCTCCCCATTTTGTCTTATGGAGACTAGCCCATGGCTGTCACTCGGATGACCAAGCTCGAAGCGGTCAACATCATGTTGGGGAGCATTGGCGAGTCTCCCATCGCTTCGCTGGACTCTACGGGGTCCGCCTATGTCGCCATTGCCAAGTCGGTCCTCGATGAGGTCTCCCGTGACGTTCAGTCCGAGGGCTGGCACTTCAACACCTCGTTCAAGTATTCCTTGGCCCGAGACGTGAACGGGAAGATCCCGGTCCCCTCGAACGCCCTGAAGGTGGACACCAATGACTACCACGGTGAGTACAACGTGACGGTGCGTTCGGGCTACCTGTACGACCTCGAAGACCACACCGATGTGTTCACTGAGGCCCTGTACTGCGACATCGTCTTCGGGTTCGACTTCGAGGACCTCCCCCAGGTGGCCCGCAGGTACATCGCACTGAGAGCCGCCAGGACCTTCGCGTCCCGCGTGCTGGGCGATGCGGACATCTACAAGTTCATCTCCGCGGAAGAGAGCGATGCCAAGGCGTCGTTCGAGTCCACCGAGTCCTTCAACGCTGACCTGACCATGCTCAACGCGAGCTGGGATGTCTACCGCGTAATCGAGAGGTAACCACAATGCCCCTAGTGTCTGGCAGTCTACCCGGCCTGCACGACGGTGTGTCGCAGCAGCCGGCATTGGTCCGCAACGCCTCGCAGGGTGAACTCCAGATCAACGGGATGTCGTCTGTTGTGGATGGTCTGTCGAAGAGGCCAGCCTCCGAGTTCATCGCGCAGATCCTGTCGAGTGCTCCAACGAGCCCCGCTGTGTTCATCACCGAGTTGCCTACGGATCTGTCCGGTAACCCCACGGCTACCCCGTACATCGTGCTGGTCTACACCAGTTCGGGCACTGAGTACCTGAAGGTCTTCAACGCCTCCACGGGCGCAGAGATCAGCCTGAACAACCTTGCTGGGGACTACAACTACATCCAGTGTACGAACCCCAGCACTCAACTGAAGTTCATGGCGGTTGGGGACTACATCTTTGTCCTGAACACGACCATTGCTCCCGCGCTGACTACGGATACCGCACCGGGAACCCTGAAGGGCACCAAGCAGCTCTTCTCTGATCTGCCCACTACTGGGAACACCAATGGTGACATCTGGAAGATCGAGGGCACCCCCGACTCTGGCGCGGACAACTACTACGTTATCTACCAGAGCGGCACCTGGGCCGAGTGCGCGAAGCCTGGCGAATACTACAAGTTCGACTGGGACAAGCTGCCACATGTGCTGAAGCCTGACGGTGCCGGTAAGTTCGATTGGGCCCAGCCTCAGTGGAACGACCGTGAGGTCGGCGAGCGCAATCAGTCGGTCCCCGACCCGAGCTTCGTTGGCAAGAAGATCACCGACCTGTTCTTCTTCAGGTCCCGCCTGGGCTTCCTGAGCGAGCAGAACGTGATCATGTCGGCGTTCGGCGACTACTACAACTTCTGGCCCGCCACGGCTACCGCGGTCCTCGATACGGACCCCATCGACGTTTCCGCAGCGACCAACTATGCGTCTACCCTGCGGTCCTGCATCCCCTTCAACAAGACGCTGCTGCTGTTCGGTCAGCAGGAGCAGTTCACGCTGAGTGGGGGCAAGGGCGATGAGGCGTTCCTGAGTCCCAAGACGGTCGCCATCGACTTCACCACTCGCTTCCCCACCAATGCCTGTCGCCCCGTGGGTGCTGGCAACAACGCCTACTTCGCGCTAGACCGCGGCAACTACACCTCGATCCGGGAATACTTCCTCGATGCCGAGACTCTGATGCACGATGCCGCGGACATCACGGCGCATGTCAGCAGCTACATCCCCAAGGGCCTGTTCCACATGACGGCATCGTCCGGTGAGGACCTGATCCTGGGGCTGACCACAGGGGACCCCAATGCCCTGTATGTCTACAAATACTTCTGGGGCGACGACAAGAAGCTACAGTCGAGTTGGTCCATCTGGGAGTTCGGTGCGGAGGATGAGATCCTGAGGGCCGAGATCATCGGCTCGAACGTCTACATGGTGACCGAGCGTCAGGGTGGGATCGAGCTGGAGAAGATCGACCTGACCGTTGGGCGCGTTGACGGGGGTCTGCCGTATCAGGTCCTGCTGGACCGGCGGCGCTCTCTCACGGGCTCTTACAGTGCCGGCTCGAACGAGACCACTTGGACCCTGCCCCAGGCAGAGGATGCTGATGAAACCCTTGAGGCTGTCCTTGGGTCCGCCTTCGGGTCCTCCGAGGGGACCCGCTTGTCGCTCACGAGGGTGGACTCCACGCACTACAAGGTGACCGGCGACTACTCGGCCGGCGCTGCCTTTGTGGGCCGCGTCTACGAGTTCCGCTATCGGTTCAGCCCGCAGTTCTACAAGCGGGAGAACGGTGGTGCGGTCGAGGGCAAGCTGAAGCTCAGACAGTTCACAGTCTACTACTCGGACACCGGGTACTTCCGCTGTGAGGTGACCCCCTTCTTCCAAGACGTTCTCTACACCTACGACTACACCGAGACCGGGCTTGCGCTCGGGACCGGCCTCGCGATCCTTGGGTCTGTCTCCATGTACGCAGGGAAGAAGACCTTCCCCATCCTGGCTGACAACGACAAGGTCGTGATCGAGTTGGTCAACGACTCCCCCCAGCCCTCTGTGTTCACCTCTGCCACTTGGAACGGTACGTTCGTTCAGCGGGCACAACCCATCTAGGAGTGACCTATGTTCTTCGCAGCAATCGGTGCCGCCCTTGCTGGTATCGGCGGCAGTGTGGCAGCCGCGGCGACGACCGGCACCTTCCTGGGTATGTCTGCGACTACCTGGGGAATCGTCAGTGCTGGTCTTACTGCGGTCTCCGCGTTCGCCAGCTATCAAGCAGAAAACCAAAACATCAACTCTCAGATCAAGTCTGTTGAGCAGTCCCGCGACATCGCCCGCGAGCAGTTCGCCTTGCGCTCCCAGGAGGAGCACGCGAAGACGATGGATGAGCTGTCCGATGCGGCGCGCACTGCCCGCATTCAGGCGGCCCGCGCCCGCGTCTCCTCCGGTGAGGCTGGCGTTGCCGGCGTTACCGTGGACCGGCTCATGGGTGAGCAAGTGTACGAACACGGTCTCGCCATGGCGAAGATCGAGAAGAACTCGGAGATGACCCAGAAGCAGCTCGGGATGGAGCTGCGGGGTGCCGAGGCGAAGTACCAGAGTGACATCAACTCCCTCAAGAACAACCGGCCTTCGGCTGTCGATGCGGGCCTCAAGATTGCCGGCGCATTCAGTGACCTGAAGTTCGGCTCAACCAAGCCCTCCTCCACCCAGAGCGGTCTTCGTATTGGCGGGGGCTAACAGGAGATGACCCATGCCTGAGTTCAGCAAGAGTAGAGTCACCCGGCGTTTGGCAGCCGAGGCTGATGCGGCGGATGTCTCCCTCAGCCCTCAGGCAGCGCCGGTTGACCTTCGAGTGACCCCGCGGGACTCCAGCCTGATGCGGCTGGCGAAGTCGCTGGAATCCGTAAACAGCAACCTACAGCCG